TCGCCCTTCGCGTCCTTCACCATGCCGACAATTCCCGCATCGATCGGGTGCCCATACTGAGGCGACATATCGAGCGCTACCGCAAAAGTGAGAGCGCGCGCGTAGCCGGGGGGTAGGTCGATTGACGTGGCCAGGTTGGTAAATGACGTAAGCGGCAAATATGCGAAGAGGTGGAGCACGCCAGTGGAGGCAGGCCACACGTAAATATTCGAAGTCGGATACGCGTAATCGCAAAAGAGCTTGGAACAGAGCTGCCCCGATCGGGAGGCATCGGAGACGGTCGCCCACGATTCAGGGCTGCAAACCTCGACTTGCGATTGAAGACTACCAGCGGTGCAGGTTGCCGACTTGATCTTGATCGGCCTGGGAGTCGTAAAGGGTCCGCCGCCGCCCGTCGCTACGGTGACGCGGGAGAGCTGCACGAGCATCATGTCTTCCCAGGAGTCGAGTACTTTATTCAGCGAGATAAGCCCGTCCGATTGCTCCGAAGGGTTGAGTACGCCACCTGGTGGGATTACGTTGATCGAGAGGGCCGCGTCCGTGATGATGTTCAGGGCTGTAATGGTCATGCTTCCGCCTGCTCGATGTCTTCGTTCTGCGGTGGGTTCTGCGGCCGGTTGCCGGCGGGAGGAACGGGCGCGCCAAGTGCCATAGCGTTGATGCCGGCGAGCGCCGCTTTCGATTCCTTCGCCTCCGAGACCGTCACGTCGGAGAGCTTCGAGCCTGCCAGCTCCGGTGCGATCGCCACAGCGAGGTTGAATTTCAGTGCCCGCTCATATCCCGGCGGGTAGACCACTACATCCGTGAGCGCCGCTACCTGCGCCATTGGCTTCACGCTGAAAAGCTCAAGCGTACCCGCTGTGGGATTCGGCCACAGGTACACATTGGCCAACGGGAAGGCGTAGTCACACGTCAGCATGTCGGCAAAAGCACCGGTTACTGTGCGGTCGAGAATATGGCTCCAGCGTTCCGGCCCGACAACATCCGCCGGCATCGAGCCGCCCGAATTGATCACAGCGGCACCGCGGATTTTCTCCGGTCTCGCCGTGTTGAAGGTGCCGCCCACGCCGAACGTGTAGGACGCTGCGCCGGTCAGCGCGAAGGCATCCCGCACCACAAAGTAGACCGTGAGGCCTTCCACGCTGAACTGTCCGAGCAAAGCATTCAGCGACAGAATGCAATTGGCATACTCCACCGTGTTGAGCGCTTGCCCGAAGGTGATCACGCCACATTCACGCGCCGCGGCTTCGATTAAATCTTGTACCGTCATGCTTTCAGCTCCAGGGCTTTGGTCATCGGGGTCTCAGGCGGCAATCCAAGCCCGTGGCAGATGAACGCCAGATAGCGGGCCGTGTTGTTCTCGTTCGTCGGTGCGAGGGTATAAATCGCATCGTGGATGGTCATTTTGCGCGGCTTCGTGAGCTGCTTTGTCTCCGGGTCCACCGAAATGGTGCGGTCGGCATAGAGCCGCAATTGCCGCTCGCCGTCTGAATCCCCTTCCGCTACCGTGTCGGCCGTCCCGATGTCTTCGGCGTGTTTCGGGCCGCCGGGGTGGTGCATGTGCGGGCCGTGGCGCAAGTCTGCGCGGTTGTGGTGAGTCGTCGGCACTGCGCCAGGGATACCGAAACCTTCCATTTGCCCGATGAGTTTGAGCATTCGGGTCACGATGCCTTTACCGCTACCGGGGGCGCCGTGTCGCCGAGGGTTGTATCATTCAGCGCTGCGAGTGAGGCGAGCGTTTCCGCTGCCCGCTTCGTTACGGTCGGGTCCAGATGTCCGCGCGGGAATTCGGGCAGGATGGCAAGGGCGAAATTGTATTTCAGAAGCTCTTCATAACCCGGTGCAAATGCGATCGCGGTTGCAAGGGTCGCAATCTGAGTCAAGGGTTTGTAGCTCCACAACTCGATCGTGCCGGCTGAGGGTTTGGGCCATAGCTGCACGTTTGCGATAGGGAAGCCGTAGTCACACGTTAGGATCTTGGCGAAGTTCCCAGTAAGCGCCCGGTCATAGGCGAGCTTGGCGAATTCCGCCGCCGTCACGATATCCACGCCAGACGATGCGCCGTTTGAGGAGACTACCGAGGCCGCTGTGATCCGTTGCGGCCGAACGCCGTTCCAGGTGGCGCCAGTCCCAAACGTGTAGGTGGCGGCGCCTGACAGTGCAAACGATTCATCGGTGATCTGATACAGGAATTGCTGTGCCGCGGAGAGGGAAGCGAGCAGTTGATTCAGGACTACGAGGCAATTGGCGTACTCCTCAGTTGAGGCCGTGCGTCCGATCGCGCCCAACACGCCGATAAGGCGCAACCCTTGATCGATGAGATTCTGAGCCGTCATGCTGTACGCCGCTTGGCCTTTTCAGCAGGGATTTCAGGTACAGGAACGGGCGCCGCGGCCGCCGGTGCTGGCTTACGAAGCAACGAGGCCCAGGCAGGGGGTTCGAGTGTCCACCCTTGCTGCTGAGCCTCGTATAGTTCGGGGAGGTCTCGAGCGATTGCGGTGCGTCCGTCCCGGCTGTAGATGGTTTTGGATGTCTCCACAGCCGGTATATCGGCGGATTAGGAGGTTTGCAGATACCAGCCAGCACCGACTACCGCGGCGAACTTTTCAAACACGCCGCTTACGCCGTCGGACGATACGGTGCCGGGGGGTGTTTCCTTGCCGGATTCCAGGGTATCGAGAGGTCCCACGCCGAACCATTTACTGGTGCCGAGCCGCTTTCCTACGTCGATTGTGTTGGGCACTTTCACGGGGGCCGTAATGCCGCCCGAGTAATTGACTGCCGGGGGCTGGTCGCACACTGGAATCTGGCCCAGTTCGTAAAATACAAACCCATCGTCATCGGGCGCCGCGAGTTGCCAACCCTTCGGAGGTGTCGGAGGCGTGCGCCGCTCTGCCGGTACGAAGCCGCCCGACTGCATGTTGGCCACGTAATCGGCAAAGGCCGAAAGGTAGCGGTGTTTCAGGTCTGCATTCAACCGCCGTACTTGTTCCGTGCTGCTCGCCAGAATGTTAGCCTGCGCTGCAGAGAGTGAGGTTTCATCCGCGCTATGGGTGCCAGCTACGGGGGAGACGTTCCGCTGGGGTACCGGCTGAGGGGTCGCTACTGGCTGGGGCGCTGCGGTCGCTTCGTTCAAAGTCATAAATTGCCTTTTCTTCGGCCGCATTTGGCCGGTGGGTTGGGTGAGTGAAACTACTGCTGGCCTCGCCGTTCTGCTTCTGTCAGCGTCACTTCTTCCGAGGTCGCGATTGGATCGCCTGACCCCTTGATGTTGTCTACGACCGGGGGCGGGTTGTCTTTCTTCACAGGCTTTTTCGATCGAGGCTTGCTCATAAATTTAGGAGGCCGCATGCGATGCAGAGGCGGCCCTTTAGGAGGTTCACACTGATGACTGCTGATCTATCGGCTAATACGAGCTGTAGAACTTCGCGTTCTTCACGTCGTATTGCCAGCACTGCACCTTATTGGCGACTCCGGTAGAAGCCGTTCCAATGTTGTTGGTGGCCGTGGTCGTATAGGCCGCATCGGGAATGATGCAGAACGGCCCGCCGGCGAAACCTACCGGGAGAGTGAAGGAGGTAATCGCGTTCGTGCCGGTCATGTGGAAAATGGGACCGGACGGAAGCGTAGCGCCCGCAACAGAAGCGACGGCAGTAGTCACACCCGCCGGCGCCGTGATGTTCTGCCAGCCGGGCACCCAGGTAAGGGTGAGGGTTGAGCAGAGCCATTGATTGCCGGTCGCCGTATTCACCCACGGGGTAACGTAGGTGGTTGCCGCAGTACATGCGCCGTTCGGGTCATAGGCGTTAAACCAGTTGGGCAGGCCAATCAGGACGATTGCGCCCGATACGTGCGCCTGGCCCTGGCCTCCGGAGGTCGGCTGAGCCACAACCGTGGTGCCGGTCACCGAGACCACGAGGACGGATTCGCCCTTACGCGAGCCGGGATCGATGATATAGAGCATCGATTGCGCGGTGCCAAAATTGGTAGCGCCGCTGATGCCGGTGGCCGAGGTCACCTGGTACACACCCTGCCCCGCGACTGAGGCCGCGGAGAGGGTGGTTTGGGTGATCGTGTTCATTTGTGCGAAGGCGGAAGCGATGGCCAGAAGGCCGAGAACGATGATTTTCTTCATGGTGTTTGTCCTCTTCTCTGTGCTGTCTTACGCCTGAATCCTGCACGCCATCTCGCGGTACATGGCCGCGAAATCGTACAGCACGTCAAAACGGTTGATGTGCCGGCGCTGGATACCGTCGAACTGGCGAATGAACGAAATCGAGATTCCGGTCTCGGGGTCGGTCGCTTCGCTTACCATTTCCACGCCGTTCGGTTCCGGGTTCGCAAGCGGCACGGAGACGAAGGCGAAAGCGTTCTTGTGGAGCAATAACCCGGTGGTCGAGGAGACGCCGGAGGTGCCCAGGACGGTGATGATGGCGTTATCCGGGGCTGCCATGTTGACGTTCTGGTACTGGCCGCTGGGGGTGATTGCCGGCGAAACCAGCACGCTAATTACGCCCGCGACGTCCGAGACTTTGGCGAGCACAACAAACTGGGCGAG